GTCGGCGGGCCACGGGCTCAACCTGCAACACGGCGGCCACCACCTGGTGTTCCTGTCGCTGCCGTGGTCGCTGGAACTATACGAGCAGGTCGTCGGCCGTCTGCACCGCAGCGGGCAGGAGCGCGACGTGTGGGTCTACGTCCTGCTGACGAACAAGACTATCGACGAGCGCATCTGGGCGGCCCTTGCCGACAAGCGCGCCATATCGGACATCGCACTGGAGGAGTTGAAGGGATGAGTTGGAATTGGCACGATTTGAACGTGGTTCTGGCGATGCGTGACGAGCACCAGGTCAAGGCCATGCTGGACGAGGAGGTCGAGGTCCACAAGCGTCCGACCTACGCGGTGCGCATCCACCAGCGCTACACGACGCTGCGCGCGGTGCGTGAACGCAAGGAAATTCTCGCCGCACTCTCAGGAGACAAGCAATGAGGCGTTTCCGGCACATGCCCATCCCGCAGCACGCGCACCCGCTGGTGCGGCGGCTGTACGCGGAGATGAACAGCCAGCGGATCGGCGTCACCGACATGGCCGAACGGACGGGCATCGCACGAAACACGTTCAAGGGCTGGCGAACGCGGCACTGCCCGCGCGTTGCGGAACTGGAGGCATGCTATAACGTTCTGGGTATGGAATTGACTGTAAGGGCGGTGAGAGATGAATGACATTCTAGACGAACGCGAGAAGACCCACGGCGATTATTATCAAGTGTCTATGATGGCACAGGAACTGAAGGACGCCATGCGCCGCGGCAAGAACTGGAGGACGCTTGACGATCCCCAGCGCGAGACGCTGGAGTTGATCGCCAGCAAGATTGGCCGCATCTTGTCAGGCAATCCGCACGAGTCCGATCACTGGCGGGACATCGCTGGCTACGCCACGCTGATCGAGCGGTGGCTTACCTCTTGCACCGCTTCCGATGATGATCCCACTCCCCACCCCGCCGCAAGCAATCCCGCCACGCCTGCTCCTGTTCGGGAGGCATCCGTTTGGCCAATAACGCCAGAAGAAGAGGGAGAACGGGCCGTACAGCAGCCGTGACTAGGCCGATCCAGAAGGACGGCCGTTGGGCAACGAGAAAGCCACCAGCGCCAATGCCGATCAACAGCACAGCGACGGCGGCAATCTCAAGCCAGTTCACTTCTTGGCCCAGATAGACCAGCCAGCGGCGAAGATGACGCCGAGCGCACCGATGATCTCGTTCATGGCGGTGGCGTCAATAACTCCGGTGCCGACAACGTAACCGCCACCAGCCGCAAGAATGGCGCGCACTACGCCCCAAACCATTTCCTTCGTCATGTCTTCGCTCCTGTCTTGGTGCCGGGATACTGGACCCACGGCAGTTGAAAATGTGGCCCGTCCTTGAAACTTGTCCACGCCCCGCCCCACTCTAGCAGCACGCCTTCCTTCTTGGCTGCCACCTTCATGCGCTTGGCCAGCTTGTCGTACAGCGGCCAATCCCAGCGCACCGCGCCCTTGATCGTGCAGGCCAGATCGACGGCGTGGGAGTAGCCGTTGGCGGCAGGGATGTGACGCGAGCGCAGCGTCTTGCTGGCGCCCTTGGCCTTGAGGATCTTCTGCTCCTCCAGCGTGCGCACGCCGCAGGTGACGACGAAGCCCGTGTCGGCCTCGGCCCAGTCTTTAGCGCAGCGCAGCACGACGCGCACCAGGTCGGGATGGACGCCCTTGAGCTTGGCGAAGGACGCGCTGTTGAGCTTCATTTGCGTAACGCCTCCTCGATGCTGTCAAGTTTCAACATGATGGCCCGCGTTGTCTCGCGGATCTCCTTGATCTCGCGGTCGTGCGCTGTGCGAGATGTTTCGGTCTGGGCTTGCAGAACCGCGATGGCCGTCTCATGCGCCTGTTGCTGGCGGTAGATAACCCAGACAAACGCGGCCACTGGCGCGATGATCCATTGCATGATGGCACCGAGCACTTTGAATGTTTGATCGTCAAGCACGGCACGTCACCTCAACCTGTTGCCTTGCGCGTCATAGGAACGCCCGTAGGCGTCAGTGAGAAAAGCGTTCTGAGCCCCCAGCACGACCGGCGGAACATAAGCCGCGGCGCGTCCAGCCGCGCGCCCTGCCTGTTGCACTCCGCTTGGCGGCGGGCGGCCTGCTAGCACGTTCTCGGCCACGTCGCTGGCGCGGCGCATGGCCATGCGATTGGCCATGGCACGGGACGCCAGCGCGGCGCCGCCAACGCCAGCAATACCCGCCAGATAAGCAGGATTGGTGGACGCAGCCGCTGTTGTGGGAATGGCGTAACCCAGTATTTTCTCTATGTTTTTGCCCGGTGCTAGTTCACCAATAGTCCGCAACGTATTTTCGGTCAGTGAACCTTTTTGCAGGCTTTGCAGTACCTCACGTTCTTTTGTTGAGAACTTGCTCATCAATCGCTTGTCGGAAACGATAGGGGCAAGACGCTCCTGCAATTCGGTAATTGCGGGCTTTTTTCCGGGCCCGACATCTATCTTGGTTAGCACCTGCTCCAGAATTTCGCCTTTGCGCGCGTTCTTGTACTGCTGGCGCGCCTGCTTGACCAACTGAACCGCGCGCTGCGGATCGCCCGACGACACTTGCGATACGTCTAGAGTATCAAAAAAGTCGTCGAGCTTGTCTTGCACAATGCCTGCCATGCGGTTGGCCTGTGCACCAACCGCAGTAACCTTGCCCGTTTCCGCGCTGCGGCCAATCAGACCAAGGTCACTGCGCAGTTTTTCCAACTCTTCAAACGACAGATCGCTGTTTGGCCGGTTGCGCAGATCACGAATGACCCGCAGGATCGGCGCGCGGTCGCGCTGCGTGATGGCGGCGCCTTGGCGCTGCAAAGTCGTTTCAAGCTGGTTGGCAAGGTTGTCCGCAACATTAGGCAGGATGTATACGCCTTGCCGCGCCGCGCGCTTGTAGAACCGACTTGCCTGTTTACGGATGTCTTCGCCGGTCAGCAACGGACGCGGCGTGCGGCCGCCCGCCAACGTACCGCCGACGCCGCCAGCAAGAGACACCAGAAACAGCTTCAACGGGTCGGTTTCACCACCTTCGACAGCGGCTTGTGTCAGACCACCGGAACCCGCGCCGCCAACCGCTTGAGCACGCGTGCCGCGGCCTAACTCGGTCATTACATTGCGCGTCGTCGTACCTGAGCGCAGCGTCGGCGCAAGCACATTCAGTGCCTTGGCCGTTCCGCCAGCGCCTGTTGCAGCTTCCAGCCCGGCACTAAACACGCGCTGTTGCGGCGTGACGGGCTCGCGCGTACCCGGCCCACCGGCCATCTCGTATGTCTGTCGAATTGCTTCTGACGGCAGGGTCATGCGAGGCGCGCCAAACGGCGTAGCCGCCAGATTGTACGCCCCTGTACCAATATCACCAAGACCGAGCGCCAGCACGCCCGCAGCGGCGCCAGGAGCAGCGCCTACGCCGCCCAACGGCGCGCCCACTGCGCCACCAGCCGCAGCGGCGAGGCCATAGGGCAACAACGCGCGCGTCGCTACGCCGAACCACTGCTGAAGGCTATTGTCAGCTTCGGCAGCTTGCGGGTTTTCGGCCAGCACTGCGGCGAGTGCGTCATCTTCGGTTGCGTCTTCCGGCAATCCGTCAACCGTGTAGGAAGACCCGTCTGGCAGCGTGACTGTAAACGAAGCCATGTCAGTTCCTCTTGACAGTTACACCCGGCGGCAGCGATGAACGGCCACCTGTAGCGGTTTCTTCTTCGATGCGCCGACGTCGCGCTTTCGTCTGTTCTACGATACCTGCGGACGGTGCGTCGCCGCGGTAACTGTACGTTTCGTCAAAAGCAGACTGCACGTTACCCTGCGCTGTTTTAAGATCAATCAGATACTGACGCAAAGCCTCGCGAAAGTCGTCGTAATCTTGCGCCTGCGAGAACGCAGCAACGCTTTTCTCCAGTTTTGCGCCTTCTTGGTTGGACACGTTGCCGAGAGCGCCGCCGGTAGGCGAAGCATCGCGCATTGCCTGCAAAGCGGAAAAACCTGCGCCGGACATGATCTTGTCGAGAAGCGCCTGCGCCCGCGTCGCGTCCTTGAACACGTTGGGAGTGTACGCCCCAAGATACCCCGTAATGGCTTTAAGCCCAACATCGTCAGTCAGCAGTTTTTCAACGTCCTGAATGTCTTGGTCAAGGCTTGTAACTGAGCTTTGAAGGGCGCGCGTAGCCTGCGGGTAAGCCTGGTCCAACTTAAGTTTGACCTTTGGGTCCATTGCAGGTTCAGCCATCTCGTCGGGCGGCTGTTCCGTGCTGATAGGTGCTGTTTTAGCCGCTGCGGCCTGTTTGCGCTGTTCAATCTCAAGCTTGCGCAATTCAAGGTTTTGGTTCTGAATGTCGGCGTTGATACGCTGAATTTCCGTCGGGATGCGGTCGAGCAGCGTGCGGCCTGCGTCGCTGCCCGCGAGCGATGCTTCCAACGCCGACAGGCGCAGGTCGTCGGACGGCATGGCCATCAGCTTGTCGATCTGCCCCTTGACGCCCGGCTGGATTTCGGGCGGCAAGAGGTTGTACGCCGCCGTGATGGACTCCTTGGTGCCGCCGCCCTTAAACGCGGTGGCGTAGGCG